TGCAGGGAAGTTACTTCAACGGTACTGATAAACAAACCGTACGTAGCACCGTCTTGGGGGGGTTGGTAGTCCGTCACGATTGACGAAACCCTAGAACCTTGAACCGTAATCTTGACCGTGGCCCCGTCCAGGTACGAACCGGACCAGTTCTGGAATGCAAGCTGAACCTGCCTGGCCAGCTCTACTGCCGTCTTCTTATCATCGGCTAGGCAGTGGATGGAAACGGTAGACCTAACCAGGGTTGGGGTACCGCTGAGAACCTGGAACGGTACCGCGTTTCCCAGTTCGTAGACGATGCACGGCCGAGCAGCACCGTCAAACCTGATTTCAGGGAACGCCCGTACCGGGCTGGTTCCGATGATATCGGTAATGGCAGCCGTCGCGCTGATTTGGCTATGCACCGCGGTTTCAATGCTCCATACGGTTTGCGGCATCAGCTACCGTCCTTGCTGCTGGGTGGCGGATTCCAACGCGTAATGAACTCTTGGAACTCGGAGAACGCTTCCCCTTGAATCGCTGGCTTCAGCCGATTGAACGTCCGTAGGAACATCCAACGCCCCGGTATAGTCTTCTCCTTCTTCGGCCGGAAACCAAAGAACCTGGTTAGCCGGTGGCCGCGTTCCAGCAGCCGCCCGTAGAAAGAACCTGACTTACCGGCAATCCCCAACCGACGCCCAACGAAATACTTTTGCTGCTGGCTGCCCAGTGGCATGACGGTAACCGCGCTGGCAATCTTATTGCGCACCGTGCCTGGCGCATCCTTATACGGCCACCACCTACCACCCTTGACCTTGCGCGAAACCATGGGGCTATCAGTTCGGGTTTCAAGGCTGGTAACGGCCGTTCTCATTTCTGACGCAAGCCGATTCAGAACGCTTTCAGCCGTTTCAGTTACTGCCTTATCCCGTAGTTCCTGAGTCATAGCCCGGTAGTTGGCTACCAAACGGTCACCACCACGTACCGCGATATCCCTTAGGAATGGATCTTTATTGGCCATCAAATGATTTCGCGCGCACGTAGCGTAATGGTTCGTTGGGAATCGTCATACTGCTGGACGCCCTCCACTTCGAACGTTCGGCCGCCGGTCACCAGCCTTGCGGTCACCGGTACGGCCGATTCGTCTTGGGCGCGCACCATGATTTCATAGGTACGCGCATGGGTAATACCTTCCCGTTCAACGGTTTCTTGGGCATTGATGCCACGAAGGTAGCCCCAAACGGTAGTACCGCTGGCCGTATAGGTCAGGTCATTAGCCCCAAACTCATTGACCACCACGCTACGCGTATGGACAGCGAACGGGGTACGCATCATTGCCGAGCGTATGCGCCTCATGCGAACCTTGGCACCTGGTATAGACGGCAAAGAGCTTCGACGCCGTGCGGAACTTCCGATAGCGCCACGTCCGATGCGGTTTCCCGCGCCACGTCATACCAGTACGCCAGCGCCATCAGGATTGCTTGCCGCAGCGCTTGCGGCACGTTGGCTGCCGCTGCGCCGTATCCGGCCGTATACGTCACTTCAACGCTTGCCAATCCAGGTTGGTACCTGGTAGTTGGCCAACTTCCAGCGCTGGGCTGCATGACTACCGAGCCCGGAAGCCTGGCGCCGTCAAGCGCATAGTTGGTGCTGGCATACGTGATATTGGTTCCGCCAACGTCGGTATAGCGGATAACACTAACGGCGGAAGCCTTACCGGCCGGTAGCACGATTTCATACCCAGCCGGGAACCGGTCCAGCTTCAGCAGGTAGTTACGCTGAATCAACGGCCGATTAGTCAGCCCTTCAACGTAGTTACGGGCTGCAACAATAAGGCTAGTTATCAGCGCGTCTTCAGCGGAATGGGTTACGCGCAAATGCGCTTTGGCCTCAGCCAGCGTAATGGGTTCCACTGCTGGGCTGGTTGATTCGGTATTGCTCAGGTATGTAGCGCCGTCAATCGCCAGCATTAGGACCGTCCTTGGTTGCGGTTCTCAGTTTCACTTTAGAGCGCTCCGGGGTTTGAACCCGGCCAACGTCATCAGCACGAACCAGCCCAGCAGCAATGTAACTGGCCGCTTCGGGTTCTCCAACCTCAAAGGTAGTACCAACGTCGTGGGCGCCCAGTGGGCTGATGAATGGCCGGAGAACTATTACGCGCATGACTGATTATCCAAAGAAATGGGGGGCTGGACTAGCCAGCCCCCCAGGTTACTTCTTCCCACCGCCAGGTAGTGCGCCTTCGTCCCCTCAGTTCTTCAGAACCGAGAACGCATCAATGCGGCAAACCTTGGCATCCACGCGCATTTCACCGGCGTAGCCAATCTGACCGTTCCCGGCGTACAGCTCACGCAGCACCTGGATATCCATACCCTGGCGCTCAGCCATGACCATATGCGACCAATCACCGATGACCGCATGGATTTGCGAAGCAGTGGACGCCAGGGCAGGTGCGTACGGGCTGGCGTAGACCGGGATACCGAGCAGCCGCGCCGGTTCACCAGCCTTGAAGGATTCTTCCCAAAGGTACGGGGTAGTACCGCTGCCGCTAACCGAATGCTTCAGCTTGCGGCAAGCCTTGAAGAACGAATCATGCGCCACAATCGCGCACGTGGGGCTAACGCGATACTTTTGCGGCAGCGAATAAACGAAGTCAATCAGTTCATCAGCAAGCACCGTACCGGCCGTAGCAAGCGTCACGTTATTGGTAATGCTTGCGTTCTTGACGCCCTGGGGCTTATTGCTGGCGTCGCCGTGCCACAGCGCGTATTCAATCGAATGGGCGAAGAGCGCACCCATGCGCTTGGCCACGATGGATTCCACCGAGAAACCAGGACCGCGGCTGGGAGCATCGGCAACCAGTTCCTTGCTGACCTTGACGATGCGACGCAGGGCATTACCCGTGAACGTCTTATTGTCGTAGGTAGGCGAGTATTCACCGACCGCGCCACCTTCTCCAGCCCAACCTTCCGTTGCGCCAGAGTCGAAGTCAGCGCTAGTGAAATCCACTTCAAGCGTCAGGTTGGTAGTAAACGTACCAACCGGAATCCGGCGAATCAGGTTCAGGATTGCGGCTTCCTGCTGGATAGATTCCTGAAGCTGAGCGTAGAAGCCTTCGCTCGGCAGGTATCCACCGTTCGCACCAGAACCAGCCGAAAGCGCACGCGTTTCAAACGTGGGCAGCCATCCGCGCTTCAGGTAGTCCCCGAAAGCATCGGCATACTTGGCATCAGCGATAATGCCACCCTTGCGGGTTTCAGCCGGTGCGGCACGCTCGGTAACCACCACGTTATGGGCAGTCTGAGCAGCGCTAGCGTTGACCTCAGCAATGAGGCTGCGGCGTTCCTTCAGCGCAGCGTAGGCGCTCTTCTTCTCCTTCAGTTCCTCTTCCATTGCTTCCCCTTCTTCGCCGGTGGCTTCGGCAAGCTTCGCCCCCAGGGCTTGCATCTCTTCGAAGAGAGCGCCCATCTTCTTGGTCAGTTCTGCGTATGCGTCCATCGTGTTACTCGCTTTCTTACGGTCAGTTGGAAAGAACCTGAATATATGACCGCGGATCAATCAGGTTACCGCCAGCGCGCACACTCGCGCGCAGGACTACTTGCCCATTAGCGGCCGCAACTTCGTTTAGCCGCTCCACTTGGAAACCATCCTTATGAATGGCAAGAACGTAGTTCTTCAAATCAACCAGCATGGCGACGATATCGCCCGAGCTTGAATAGGACCAGTGCGGCGTATAGAACACTGGTTTACCGAGAATCTGCGCTACCGCTTGCTTATCGCTCGGATTCGGAGCGCCAGCAGCACCGCTATTCTCGGTTTGGTGCATGAAGTTCGACATTGAACCATTGCCGAGAACCCAGCACGCATCACCGTAGCTGGACGCGCGCAGCTGCTCCATTGCAAGCGCCATGGTGCTGAACTGGATATGGTTGGCTTGGGTTGTGCCAGTGTCCGTAACAATCTGCGCGCTATTGATGGCGTAGTAGTAAAGCCCTTGCAGTTCGCGCCGGTTGGCCACAATCGACGTGACCGGACGCCCAATCATCACCTGGCGTTCCACTTCGCTAACCAGCTTCTTGGTCAGCAGTTCAGCCAGGAAGCGTTCAGCCGAAATGGAACCGATTGCTTCTTCAATCAGTTCCTTGGAAACCACCACGTTGACGCCGATTTCATGCAGGTTGATTGGCGCTGATTCGTAGTTATATGAATAGCCAGCAGGTGCCGTGCCACTAACCGTGAACCGCGGCAAAGAGAACACGGCGCCAGCCAAATCGGCGCGCGCACCCTCTTCCTTATAGGTCATGCGGTTGGTGGTTTCTGCGGTTTCAACGTAGCCGCTAACGTTCAGCTGATTATTGGCGATTTCGATACGGGAGCATCGGCCAATAACCCACGACGTATCGAAGCCGTCACCAACGATTTCCGCCCACGAATCAGGCGCCAGGCCGCTGGCAGAACCAGTAACCCCGCGCTTCTCATGCAACGTGCGCGCATCGTCGCTGCTGATGCCACGCGCGCCCCTCAGCAGGTAACGCAGGAATGCTTGCCGCTCGGCCGTAGTTCGATCCATGGTCTATATCCTCTTTGTTATTGGTTCTCGCGTCAATCCTGCGGTTCAATCCAAACGTAGCGCTTTCGGGCTGGCTGCTTGACGGTCGATACCCACGCGTCAAATGACCGCCGGTCAACCGTCAGGCTGGTTGCTGGGTTGGCTGGCCACGTCACCGCGGAAACTTCGTGCAGCTCCACGTCGTCAATGACGCGCGTTACCTTGCCGTCCCGCTCTTCGAATCGGTCAGCCTTGACGATGAACCCAAATGACATTGCCGTAACCACCCCGCTACGAACGGCTACGCGCAAATCACGCCCAGCCTGGGTATCAATCGGTTCCATTTCAACCAGCAAGCCGGTTTCATCCTCAGTCAGCCGCAGGTTTCCAGCCGTGGTCCTGGCCAACGGGCTGGAATCGTCATGGTTCCACAATGCCACAACGTCTGGCTTCTCGCGCAACGTGCGCTGGAACGCACCACGGCTGATAACTTCCTGAGCGTATCCAATAGGATACTGCGCCTCAGTCACGCTGGCGTAACCGCGCAGCACCTCAGCGCTCGGGGCGTCAGCGCGCACCACGGCTTCAACGAAATGGCCGAACCTACGTTCCATGGTCATATTGGTTCCCCGCTCTTTGTTATTCGAAACAATCGAAACCGCCCAATCACGTCCAGGCGAACCGCCCCATAACGCCCAGGCAATCCGCCCGGCACTGGGGTAACCCTCTTCGCCCTGATTCCAGCCCTGCCCCTGCTTATCCACTTCGTGACGGGCAAAGTAACTAACCATACGCTGGACCGTATCCAGGCTCAGGTTTCGCCGGTTGGAAATATCGCGCGCACGCGCTACCCCAACTTCGGTGCCACCACGGCCGAACTCTTCGCGCCATGCCAGCCCCCTAGCGGCTTCCTCAGCCATTTCAACCGTTGGCTGGAAACCGTCAGCCATCTTCACCCCGGCACTTGGCAATAGCAATGGCCACGGCTTGATCCTGCGGATATCCCTCTTCCAGCAGCATCGGAACCTTGGCAGCAACGCATTCCGATTCCTGCTCGGTCAGCTCAGCACGCTTGACGAATCGGCCGCGTGCGTCACGAACCGTACCGGCTGCTGGCTGAGGGACGGCAACCGGCTGGGTGCTGGCGCTGATTGGATCGAATATGGACGCGATAACGTCAGCCGAAATGGCCGGGAATGCTGCCGCGGCAATGGCCTTGGCGCTGTCCTTGGGCAGTTCACCCATACTGACCTTCAGCGCAAGTTCCACCAGGGACGTGACCTGAGCGCCGTTTAGCGCAGTATCGGCCACAACTTCAGCACCGGCCACGATATCGGCCGATTCCTGGGCAACCGGTTCCGCGGTTTCTTCCGGTTCACCGATGAACCCGGCAACGTCACCGGCTTCCTTGGTATTGGCATCCACAACCGCCAGGTTGACCGGCGCGCGTGCAACGTCCCCACCGTCAATGGGTGCGTAGTTCTCGCGTTCCCGAACCTCATTGATTGTCAGGAACCCATTATTCAGGGCAACGCTATATGCGGCAAACCGCGTTTGCAGGTCACCCCTTAGCAGCGCATCGAAAGAAATATGGGTATGGATTCCTTCCGATGGCCGAATCAGTTTGCGCGCGCATTCCTCTTCGAATCGGCTAGCCCAGTTCCCCAGGCAATGCTTTACGTATTCTCCATCGGCTTGCTCGGCGCTGGCGTAGCTGGTCTTGGTGGCATCCCCAACCATATGAACCGGCACGTTGAAAGCAGCGGCAATCTGACTGCGGCAATACGCACGCAGTTCCACCAACTTTGCTTCCTCAGGATCTACGGAAACCTTCTCCCAGCTGTAGCCGCTTTCCAGGATTGCAACCCTACCGGCGTTCTCCGCGCCACCGGTAATGGCTTGCCAGGATTGACGAAGCCGCTTCAGCGCTTCTTCAGTGACGGTACCGGCAACCTTGATAATGCCAGCTGGGCGCGCGCCATTCTTGAAGAATGAATCAACGAA